CCGCGTCCTCATCATTCCTTATTATCCTAGCGAGAAAACAAAGGGCGGAATTATCGTTCCTGATTCAGTTCGCGAGCGTGAATCTTTCGCCACTGTTGCGGCCTACGTTGTTAAGCTAGGGCCAGACGCATACAGCGACACCCAGAAGTTCCCAAGTGGTCCTTGGTGTAATGAGAAAGATTGGGTTCTTATAGGAAGATATAGTGGAAATAGGTTCAAAGTGGAAGGACTTGAGGTTCGTATTATAAATGACGATAATATTATCTCGACAATCCTTGACCCTAAAGACATTTCGTATGTATAAGTTAATGGAGAGCAAGGAAAATGGCTATGTCTGAAGATATTCGTGATGACGACGAATTTGAAAACGGTACTTCCGTTGAAGTTGAAGAGGATCAAGTAGATGATACTGATTCTTCTGACGACAACGATGAAAGCCGAACAAATGTTCGTGGTAAATCATCCGGGGACGATGAGCTAGAAAATTATAGCGAATCCGTTCAGCGCAGGATCAATCAACTGACAGCGAAACGCAAGCAAGCATCCGAAGAAGCTCAAGCTGCGTATCAATACGCTGAAGAAATCAAAAAAGAAAACGAGTCCATGAAGACTCGCCTGCAACAAGTTAGTGCAGGATACAACTCAGAAGCCGAAGGTCGCTTGAAGGCTCAAGAAGCCCAAGCAACTCGTGCTTACGCAGAAGCAAGTGAAGCTGGCGATTATGATCGTGCAGCTAAAGCTCAACAAGCTCTTGCTCAGATTGCTGTAGCCAAAGACAAAGTTCGCTCTCAAAAGAGTCAGATTGAACGTCAAGGCCAACAGCAGAAAGCGCAACAAGAACAGCAAGCTCAGGCTCCTCAGCAGCCTCAGCAGCAACAAGCGGCTCCCGCTCGTGATAAAAAACTAGATGGTTGGTTAGATAAGAATAGCTGGTTTGGAAATGATCGCATTATGACGCGAACTGCTCAAGCTATTCACGAAACTCTAGTTTTGGAAGAGGACTACGATCCTACGTCAGACGATTACTATAAAGAAATCGACTCGCGTATGCGTAAGGAAATGCCTCAAAAGTTTAAGGAGAAACGGTCCAACGCTCAGACTGTTGCTCCCGCGTCTGGAAACGGACGGTCAGTAAAATCAGGGCGGAAGAAATCGGTAGAATTATCGCCGGGTCAAGTTGCGTTTGCGAAGAAAATGAGAATACCACTCGATAAGTATGCGCGAGAAGTAGCTAAACTAGATAATAGACGGAGTGAATAAAATGGCAGACAGGACATCACGCGACTCAGGTACGCGGGAGAGCGCACAGCGCCCACAACAATGGCGTCCGGGTTCTGCTTTAGAAGCCCCGGAACCACCAATCGGTTTTAAGCACCGTTGGATTCGTGAATCCGTAATGGAATACGATGATAAGACTAACGTACATAAAAAACGGCAAGAAGGCTGGGACCTCGTTCGCGCTGAGGAATATCCCGATTATGTTGGACCAATAGTAGATGAGGGACGCAACGCTGGCACCATTGGTGTTGGTGGACTTGTTCTCGCTCGCATCCCTGTTGAATTGGCCGAGCAGCGGAATGCACACTATCAAGGTGTAGCACAGAATCAAATGGACGCAGTAGATCGTGACTGGATGCGTGAAAACAACCCAGCCATGCCAAAGTCTGCTGCTCAACGTAAATCATCCGTTTCTTTTGGACAAAAAGGACGCGGAAACTCTGAAGGAGAGTAAAGATGGCGAATCAAGACGCTGCCTTCGGCTTACGCCCCATTGGACGTGTAGGGGGAACTCCCTATACTGGTGGGCAAAACCGATACAGAATCGCCGCAAACTACGGAACAGCTATTTTCCAAGGTGACATGGTTATGCAAGTAACTGGTGGAACAGTGGAAATTCACGCCGATGGCGGGACTGTACCTATTGTTGGCGTATTTAACGGGTGTCAATTTACTGACCCCACAACAGGAGAACAAAGGTTCTCCAATTTTTACCCTGCAAGCACTAATGCTTCTGATCTTATTGCCTTTATTATTGATGACCCAATGGTTGTTTTTGAAGTGCAAGCAGATGCAGCATTTCCAGTTGCTGACTTGTTTGGTAATTTCGACGTTGTTTACACAAGCGCTGGTAGTACAACTACTGGTGTTTCAGGATCTGAATTAAAAGTAGCTGATGGAGGAACTGCAACTACGCTTTCCCTCAAGGCTATTGATATTTCTGAAGACCCTGAAAACAGTGATGTGGCATCAGCAAATACGAATGTAAAAGTAGTCATTCAAAACCATATATTCGGCGTCAAAGGCGCTGGGTTAGCATAGGGAGATTGAATCATGGCTATTTCACGTTCACAACTAGTTAAAGAACTAGAGCCGGGCCTCAACGCCCTGTTCGGTATGGAGTATGATCGTTACGAAGGCGAACATGCTGAAATCTTTGACACAGAAACTTCAGATCGTGCTTTTGAAGAAGAAGTTATGCTCGTCGGATTTGGGAATGCTCCCACAAAATCCGAAGGTGCAGGCGTTTCTTTTGATAACGCAAATGAAGCCTACACTGCTCGTTATTCACACGAGACTGTAGCGCTTGCATTCGCACTTACTGAAGAAGCAATCGAAGACAATCTCTATGATCGTCTTGGAGCGCGTTACACTAAAGCACTGGCCCGTTCTATGGCCCACACAAAGCAAGTAAAAGCTGCCGCAGTATTGAACAATGCGTTCAACTCTAGCTTTACTGGTGGCGATGGCGTAGAACTTTGCTCTACTCTTCACCCACTTGCGGGTGGTGGTACTTTCCGCAATGAGCCGTCAACAGCAGCAGACCTCAACGAAACTTCGTTGGAAAATGCTCTTATTGACATCTCAACCTTTGTGGATGAGCGTAACATGATCATTGCTCTTCGTGGCACTAAGATGATTATTCCACCACAACTGCAATTTATTGCGGATCGTTTGTTGGAATCAACATTGCGTGTTGGCACTTCAGACAATGATCTAAACGCGATAAAGAACATGGGAATGCTCCCAGAAGGATATACAGTCAATCACTTCTTGACTGATCCCGATGCGTTCTTCCTTAAAACTGATGCTCCTAACGGCTTCAAACATTTTGAGCGCTCACCTATGCGCACAAACATGGAAGCTGATTTCGACACAGGCAACATGCGTTTTAAAGCTCGTGAACGCTATAGCTTCGGCTTTAGTGACCCACGCGCTGTATTCGGTTCACCCGGCGCATAACACGAACAAATGTTCTTGTTTGAAAGAGGGCGGTTTAACTGCCCTCTTTCTTTTTGTAAAAATCTATTGTACTGTTTGGGCATCCCTGACAGTCGCATTGGGCGACTGACTTAACCCTGACAGGAGATTCTCATGGGTAATTCTACATTTAGCGGTCCAGTACGGTCTGAAAACGGCTTTCAACAAGTCACCAAAAACGGAACTACTGGTGAAATTACACCTTCACAATTTGCGTTACAGACGATTGCCACCACAGGCAACAATGTCATTGACACAAGCTCAGGCACAGCCGCAGGTGCAAATAACGCCAGTCTAGACACAGGTGCTACTATTTTTGGTATCGTGCCAAATGCAATTGGTGCGGGTGTTCCAGCCGATGGTACAAATCACTTTGTGAGCAAAGTTGACGGCACAATCGTATCGACATGGATTATCGACCTTCACGCTGGCTATAAAAGCGGCGGCGCCGCTGGTGACGCTATTGGTACGGCTGGCGCAGCTTCAGCACACATTGGATCAATTACTAAAGAAGTAAACGGCATTCCAATGCTCATCGAAATGGGTTGTGTCGAGGTTCCAACTGGCGGCGATCCAGACATTAACTTAGATTGTTCAGCCACAGGAACTACAGCACAAGACGCAGCATTGACAAGCGGTACAAACCTCTTGAACAACGGTGACCTATCTTTAGGCTTTTACGCCACGGCAGATGCTGGAGCTACTCTTGCTGCTATGACTAAGAAGTTTTTGTATCTCACCACTGGCGCTGCCACTGACGCAGCGTACACCGCTGGTAAAGTATGGATTCGCATCACTGGCATGGCCGTAGACCATGACAATTCATAATAATCTTTGTGGGAGCTTCGGCTCCCACCATTAATTTATAGGAGATTAACATGGCAGGATCAGACGTAACCGCAGTCATCATCAGCGATGAGGTGGCTTTAGACGCGGACGGAATTTCAACAGCCACTTCAGTGGGCAATAACGCAGCCTTGGTTATTGGCGGGGCTTTAGCTTCTGGCGGTAGCGTTACTAACGCCTCTGCACGACAGGTAACAATTTTGTCCGCAGGTAACGATTCTTCAAAATCGTTTAATATAGTTGGCACAGATGTAAATGGTGTGGATAGCATTGAGAACCTTACGGGCGCTAATGCTGGAACAGCAACAAGTTCAGGTTATTTTAAAACTATTGCAAGCATAACTGCTGTAGGAAACCCCGCTGGAAACGTATCCGCTGGAATCAATAACAATGCTTTAGGTGTTGTTTTTGCAGGTCGCACTCGATTACAAGGGTTTTCTTTTGTATCTGGCGGAACCGCAGGCACAGCTAATCTTAGAGATACAGGTGCGACTGGAACAGAAGTTATACAGTTCAGATCAACTGGAACTGACAGTCAGTCGGATGGAGCCCGTGGGTTTCCTGATGAGGGCATTTTGTTTAAGGACGGGTGTTTCGTTACATTTATCGTAGGCACCATTGATTTGATGATGTTCTATCACGCATAAACTTTAGGGCGGTTTGATATGGCTAAGATCGACAAGTCCAAGATGAAGTGCAACAGCCCCAAACGGCAGAAGTCTGGGGGCAAGAAGTTTGTTGTGAAGGCTTGTGATAAGGGCAAAGAAAAAATAGTTCGTTTCGGCGATGCCAATATGACTATTAAGAAGTCCAACCCTAAACGGCGCAAATCATTTCGTGCAAGGCACGGGTGCGATACAAAGAAACTTGACAAGCTCTCCGCTCGTTATTGGTCCTGTAGTAAATGGTGATGAAATGAAATTAGATCTACATCAAACCGTTTCTTTTATTGTGCTTGGGCTTGTTAGCTGGGGGGCCTTACAGCTTTACCAGATGAACGCCAGTATATCCTTGGTGACATATAAAGTTGAAGAGAACCACCAGATGATAAAGCCTATGTGGCAGGACTTTTTAATACGGAAGGCTGACTATGACGTTATCCCGATCACAGATGTCGAAGCAAATATCCACGCCTCCAAACAAGGGGAAAACTAATGCCCAAAGACGCTTGTTACAAGAAGGTCAAAGCCAGGTACAAGGTGTTCCCAAGCGCCTACGCCTCGGGAGCAATAGCAAAATGTCGAAAGGTGGGCGCGTCAAACTGGGGAGAATCTTCTAAGAAGCGCAAACGCCCTGTCACAAAGAAGCTAAAAGAGGGCGGCTTTATTGCTCTGGGCTGTGGCGAGGTTGAAGAGAATAGACGCAAAGAAACGAATATTTACTGATGGCTGTTCGTAAAACAAAAAAAGGCGCGGCCCTCAAGCGGTGGTTCAAAGAAGACTGGGTAGATGTCAAGACGGGCAAGCCTTGCGGTCGGAAGAAGGGGGAGAGCCGAAGCACTCCTTATTGCCGTCCAAGTAAGAGGGTGAGTTCAAAAACGCCTAAGACGTCGAAAGAAATGACATCATCGGAAAAACGTAGTAAGATACGGGAAAAGAATAAACTTGGTCAACCTGCGGGCAAACCCCGTAGAGTGTCCGCAGCAAAACGTAGGACCAAACGTAAAACGGGGAACTATTAATGACAACATCAGATTCAAGAGACTTTAATCTCGACGTTGCTGAGATTATAGAAGAAGCGTTTGAGCGGTGCGGAATAGAAGTTCGCACTGGCTATGACGCCCGTACAGCTCGTCGCTCTTTGAACTTGATGTTTGCAGAGTGGGCCAATCGTGGGCTAAACATGTGGACCGTGAAGCAGGGAACTATCATCCTGACACAGGGCCAATCGGCGGAGACGTTACTTGCCGATGTGGTTGATATCTTGGAAGTGGTGTTGCGTCGAAGCGGCACAGACTTTGACTTATCCCGCATTAGTCGTGGAGATTACGCCACGTTGCCCAACAAAACAACGCAAGGACGGCCAAGCCAGTTCTGGTTTAACCGTCAGATTGCGCCTGTAGTTAATCTTTGGGCTGTTCCTGAGAACTCTACTGATCAGTTGATTTACTATTACCTGCGCCGGATTGATGACGCGGACACTTTGGTAAACACCACAGACATGCCGTTCCGTTTTTACCCCTGCATGGTTGCAGGGTTAGCCTATTATCTAGCGTTGAAGCGGGCTCCCGAGCGTGTGCAGCTTTTAAAAACTGTGTACGAAGAAGAGTTCCAGAGAGCCGCAGATGAAGACGAGGCTCGTGTTCCGTTGAAATTGCAACCTAGCATACAGTATTTGAGGTTCTAATGGCGTTTGCATCTGGTAACAAAGCATGGGGGATTTCGGACAGATCGGGGTTTAGATACCGTCTCAAGGACATGAAGAAGGAATGGACTGGCTCTTTAGTTGGCCCTGACGAATTTGAGTTCAAGCACCCCCAACTGTTTCCTTCTCGAGCAGGCCCAGATCCTCAAGCGTTACGCAATCCAAGGCCCGAGCCTAATTTGGTAGAAGAGAGAAACATCCAGTACGGGTGGAACCCTGTTGGCGGTTCGACATCTAATGGCATTAACCCCCCTAACAACCTGGAAGCCACTGGGACGGTAGGCGAAGTGACGGTGACAACATGAGCTTTACATACACACAATTAAAGACGGCGATTCAGGACTACACGGAGAACAACGAAACGTCTTTTATTACAAACCTCCCTTTATTTATTCGTTTAACTGAGGAGCGCATCCTCAAGAACGTCCAGCTTAGTTTGTTTCGCAAGAACGTGGCGGGTGCAATGTCTGCATC